CCAGAAGATGTGATGCGGCTGATGGCCTGGGCCAGCGACCCCAAAAAGGGCATCGTTGGCGGCGTGCCTCGCACCCGCAAGACCAACAAGGTCTACATCGCCCAGCTCGATCAGGACGATGAAGGCGTCACCATGAATGGCATGGGGCTGGTACGCGCCAAGCGCATCGCCACGGCCTTCATGATGGTGCGCAGGGAAGTCTTTGAGCGGCTGGTCAATGAGAACCCCCAGTGGGACTACTACGACCACAGCAGCGACCGGCAGCTCAATGCCGTGTTTGACTTCCTTGTGACCGAGGAGGGCTACATGGGCGAAGACTACCTGTTCTGCGACCGGGCCCGAGCCATTGGCTACGAGGTCTGGATTGACCCAACCATCAAGCTGGGTCACATGGGGGTGCAGGAGTACGAAGGCGACTTTGGCCGCGATGTGCTGTACCCGATGGTCAACCCAATCAGAGGCGAAAAGGTGGCGTAGATGGCAAAGACACCAGCTTGGCAGCGCAGCGAGGGGAAGAATCCCAAGGGCGGCTTAAATGCCAAGGGGCGCGCCTCTGCCAAAGCCCAGGGCATGAATCTCAAGCCCCCGGCTCCCAAACCCAAGACAGACAAGGACGCTGCTCGACGCAGTTCGTTCTGCGCCCGCATGTCTGGGATGAAGGAAAAGCTCACCTCTGAGAAGACCAAAAAAGACCCAAATTCAAGGATCAACAAGTCCTTGAGAGCATGGAATTGTTGACATGGAATTGATGATATGGAACGTCATCCTGTCATTCATCTCCGCCCTAGTGTTGTGGTTGATGAAAACGATGTGGGACGAGGTACACAGGATCCAGATCCTGTTGAATCGCACGCGCGAGGAGATTGCGCGCGACAACATCACGAAGGATGAGATTGACAAGATCTCGCACCATCTTGATCAACGGTTCAACAAGCTGGAGCAGAAAATCGACAACCTGATGCAAAGGAGCAGTCATGCGTAATGCAATGTCACCAGCGGCCCCGATGCCGCCCCGTCCGGCCAAGATGGTCAAGGATGCCAAGTCCGCGCAAGAGCAATCTCGCACGATGATGTTCAAGAGCGGTGGATCTGCATCCAAACGCGCCGATGGGTGCGCGGTGCGCGGCAAGACCAGGGGCAAGATGCTGTGAGAACGCGGCTGGGCAACTGGGCGACCGGCGGCAAGCCCGTTGAGCAAGGAGGATATGCCATGCCTGCGAAAACGGCAAAGCAGAAGAAATTCATGGATGCAGCGGCGCACAGCCCTGCGTTTGCGAAGAAGGTCGGCGTCCCTTCCAAAGTCGCCAAGGAGTTCAGTGAGTCCAGCAAGGGTATGAAATTTTCAAAAGGTGGTGAAATGAAAGAGTCCAAAAAAATGACTGGTAAGGAAGTGGCCTTCATGAAGAAGAAGGGCGCTCCCAAGTCCATGATCAAACACGAGATGGCCGAAGTGGGCATGGAGGCCGGTGGCCGCGCCAAGGGCAAGATGATGCCCACGGCCAACCAGATGGGCAGCCTGGGCATGAAACACGGCGGTCTGGCCCAAGGCCACAAGGCGGCTGACGGCGTGGCTGTGCGCGGCAAGACCAAAGGCACCCAGGTCAAGATGGCCAAGGGCGGCATGGCCAAGAAGTATTGCTGAGCCATGAGAGCCAGTCGCGGTATGGGGGTCATGAACCCCAGCAAAATGCCAAAGAAGGGGCGCCGCAAGGATGACCCCGACAGCTTTGACATGTACGCCGAGGGCGGCAAAGTCGGCCTTTACGACAACATCAATGCCAAGCGCAAGCGCATCGCAGCCGGATCTGGCGAGAAGATGCGCAAGCCTGGGAGCAAAGGTGCCCCGACCAAGCAGGCTTTCGTTGAATCGGCCAAGACGGCCAAGAAACGGTAACGGTGTTACGGTGTGGCCAATCATCTGCGCAAGGAGCGGCGAAGGCAAAACCCTCCGCATCAGCCTCCTGCGCCGCCGCCCGTAAACCCACCGGAGAAGCCCAATGACAACGACCGGAACGACATCCTTCAACCTAGACCTTGCCAACCTCATGGAGGAGGCGTTTGAGCGCGCGGGTGGGGAGATTCGGTCTGGCTACGATGTGCGCACGGCTCGCCGCAGCCTCAACCTGCTGACCATTGAGTGGGCCAACCGGGGCATCAACCTCTGGACGATTGAGCAGGGCCAGATCCCCATGAATCAGGGGCAGATTGCCTACCCTTACCCGGCGGATACGATTGATCTTCTGGATCAGGTGGTGCGCACCCAGACTGGCATTGACCAGACGGACATCAACATCAGCCGGATCTCGGTGTCCACCTATGCCACCATCCCCAACAAAAACGCCCAGGGCAGGCCAATTCAGGTTTGGATTAACCGTCAGTCCGGCACGGTGTCGGCGAGCGGCCTGACGCTTTCTGGCGGCCTTCTTGCGGGGGTAACCACTGTTACCCTCAGTGCGGCGCCTGAAAAGTTTCCGGAGATTGGCTTCATCAACGTCGGCTCGGAAACGATCCAGTACACCGGCATCAGCGGCAACACTTTGACTGGGTGCTATCGTGGCCAAAATGGCACCACGGACGCCTCCCATGCTGGCGGCACACCGGTGTACCTGAACAATCTGCCGTGCGTGAACGTCTGGCCGTCGCCCAATCAGGACAACTTCTACACCTTCGTGTACTGGCGCCTGAAGCGGATTGACGACGCTGGCAATGGCCGCGCCGAGCAGGACATCCCCTTCCGTATGCTGCCATGTCTGGTGGCCGGGCTGGCCTACTACATTTCCATGAAGATCCCCGAGGGTGCGAACCGCGTGGATCGCCTGAAGCTCGATTACGAGGAGCAGTGGCTGCTGGCTTCTGCTGAAGACCGGGAGAAGGCCGCTTTGCGGCTTGCCCCACGGCAGATGTTCTTCTGAGGTGACACATGCCAAACAGGTTTGCCTCGGGAAAATATGCAATCGCGGAGTGCGACAGATGCTCTTTCCGGTATCCGCTCAAGGTGCTGCGCTCGCTGGTCATCAAGACCAAGAACGTCAACCTGTTGGTTTGCCCGACGTGCTGGGAGCCGGATCAACCGCAGCTCCAGCTCGGCATGTACCCGGTGGACGATCCCCAGGCTCTGCGCAACCCGCGACCAGACACCAGCTATCTGACCTCCGGCCTGAATGGAATTCAGACCGAAAACCTGACCGCCCAGACAACGAGCCAGCTCGCGTTTGGGACGCCAGAAGGCGGCAGCAGAATCATCCAATGGGGATGGAACCCCGTCGGTTTGAACAACCCCCTCAAACTGAGCGGATTGCAGGATAATTTGCAGGCAAGTGGGCAAGTTGGTTCCGTGTCCGTTTCGACTACTTAGGAGAAGCCATGAACAAGTATCTGTCCGGCGGCGATGTGAAAAAGGTTAAGACCATCGCCAAAGCCGAAGTCAAAGGCCACGAAGCCAAAATGCACGGCAAGGGCTATGCAAAAGGCGGCGTGACAAACATGCAGCGCAAAGAGCTGGGGCGCGGCTTGGCCAAGGTGGCCAACCAGAAGAAGTCCAGCTTCACCTATCGCAAGATGGGAGGCAAGTGATGAGCAAAGCCAACGACAAGTTTGATTTCTTCCCTGCGAACACCAAGGATCCAATCAACAAGTACAAGCAGCCCAAGCCCTACAAGGATAACCTGGGTGAGAACGGCTATCCCAACGGCGTGGCCAACACCCAGACGATGCGCACGCGCGGCACGAAGCACACCACTCGCGGCAACAGCAACAGCTTGAAGATGGGCTGAGATGAACTACGACGAGCTGTTTGAAACGATCAAGGGATACGTCGAGAACGACTTCCCTGGGACGACGTGGACGGATCCTGCTGGGACTGGGACGGTGACGTTCACCCAGAAGGAGCAGATCGACACGTTCATCAAACAGGCCGAGCAGCGCATCTACAACACGGTGCAGCTTCCGGCGTTGCGGAAAAACGTGACGGGCAACTGCACCATCAGCAACAAGTATCTGGCCATGCCCAGCGACTGGTTGTCGATGTTCTCTCTCGCCATCATCCGAGCTGACGGCACGCAGGAATATCTGCTGAACAAGGACGTTGAGTTCATCCGTTCCGCGTTCCCGGATCCTACGGACATAGGAGAGCCCAGCCACTACGCCATTTTTGACAACAACACGATGATCTTGGGCCCGACGCCAGATGCCTCCTACAACATGGAGATGCACTACTACGGCTACCCAACCAGCATCGTGGACTCGCTCACCGGGACGACATGGCTTGGTGATCGTTTTGACAGTGCGTTGTTGTACGGCAGCTTGCTGGAGGCTTACACCTTCATGAAGGGTGAGACTGATGTCATTCAGATCTACAAGGCGCGGTATGACGAGGCGTTGGCGTTGTTGAAGGCGCTTGGCGACGGCAAAGATCGTCAAGATACTTATCGTACTGGCCAAGTGAGGTACCCCGTAACATGATGATCGAATCGATGCTCCCTGTAGTCAATAGCGTTGAAGTCAGAACCACGAGTCAACGGGGCTTTACGCCCGAGGAGGTGGCAAACCGTTGCGTGGAGAAAATCATCTCCATTGGCGACCAGTCGCATCCAGCGATTCGTGATCAGGCGCACGCCTTCAAAGAGTACATCCACGCTGTAGTCACCTTCTACATCAAGGATGCAATCCGCAACGATAGGCACACTATCGCAACCCGTCTTCGGGATGCCGGGCATCCTGAACTTGCAATCATTCTGGAGGAATAAATCATGGCATTCACTGGTAACTTTATGTGCACCAGCTTCAAAGTGGAGCTGATGCGCGCTATTCACAACTTTACGGCCAGCACTGGCAACACGTTCAAGCTGGCGATGTACACCAACAGTGCTTCGTTCACTGCTGCGACCACGGCCTACACCACGACCAATGAGGTGACGGCCAGCGGTTCGTATTCGGCTGGCGGGGGCACGTTGACCAACGTCACGCCCACCAGCTCGGGAACAACGGCCTTCACCGACTTTTCCGATCTGTCGTTCACCACCGCCACCATCACGGCGCGCGGCGCGTTGATTTACAACGACACGGCCACTGGCGATCCTACGGTCGTGGTGCTGGACTTTGGTTCGGACAAGACTTCGACCAGCGGAACTTTCCAGATCATCTTCCCCGCAGCCGACGCCTCAAATGCAATCATCCGCATTGCTTGATAGGGCGCAGACGTGGCAGATGTCACCGTACCGCTTGGAGGCTGGGGTGCCCTAAGCTGGGGTGAGGCAGCCTGGGGACAAGGCTCAGTCAGCCTGACCGGAACTGGTCAGGTTGGCTCAGTCACGACCACCGCTGGCGCAGATGTCAGCGTTACGGGCGTTTCCGCCACTGGTGCGGTTGGATCTGTCTCCATCACTGGGGACGCAAATGTCACGGTAACGGGCCTGTCGGCGACTGGGGCGGTTGGCTCTGTAACCGTCGCCGCCGACGCCAATGTGTCCGTCACTGGAGTGGCGGGCACCGGACAGGTTGGAACGGTTCAGGCCCAGGCCGGGGCTGACGTAAACGTCACCGGCCTCTCGGCCACGGGCCAAGTTGGCGCCGTTGAGGCCCAGGCTGGGGCAGATGTCAGCGTAACAGGTGTTACCGGCACCGGGGCCGTGGGCTCCGTGTCTGTGACTGCTGATGCAAACGTCACCGCAACCGGACTATCTGCCACTGGATCCGTTGGCAGTGTCACGGTCACGGCAGACGCAAACGTCAATGTAACTGGCGTGGCTGCCACTGGCGCTGTTGGCACAGTGTCGGTGACTGGTGACGCCAACGTCGATACCACAGGACTGTCAGCCACTGGTCAGGTTGGTTCGGTCACCGTCACCGCAGATGCAAACGTCACGGTAACAGGTGTTACTGGCACGGGAGCTGTTGGCTCTGTCACGGTGGCGGCGGGCGCCAATGTGTCGGTCACCGGCCTGTCTGCTACAGGCCAAGTTGGCACCGTAGGGGTGCAGGCTGGCGCCACTGTCAATGTTACCGGTCTGTCGGCCACGGGCGCCGTTGGATCTGTCACGGTATCTGCCAATGCAAATGTGACGGCTACTGGGGTGACAGGAACGGGCCAAGTTGGGACTGTCGAGGCTCAGGCCGGGGCAAATGTCAACGTCAGCGGTCTGTCAGCCACCGGGCAAGTTGGATCCGTCACCATCGTTGCAGACGCCAACGTCACTGTGACGGGGCTGGCTGCAACCGGCAGTGTTGGGTCAGCCACCGTGTCGGCGGACGCCAATGTCACCGTCACGGGCCTGCAAGCCACCGGATCAGTGGGCACGGTCGAAGCCCAGGCGGGCGCGGATGTGACCGTAACAGGTGTTACCGCTACCGGCCAAGTGGGGTCGGTAACCACGGCGGGTGACGCAAATGTGACCGTAACCGGCCTGTCGGCCACCGGCAGCGTCGGATCCGTCGAGGCCCAGGCTGGGGCTGACGTAAACGTGTCCGGCCTGTCTGCCACGGGTTTTGTTGGCTCGGTCACTGTGGCTGCCAATGCAGACGTGTACGCCACCGGGGTGTCGGCTACTGGTCAGGTCGGGCAAGTTCAATCTGGCAGCATAGTTGTAGTTGACCTTGTTGGCGTCAGTGCCACGGGCGCAGTTGGGTCAGTAACAGCGCAGGCGGACGTTGAGGTGTCGCTGGTCGGCCTGCAATGCGACGGACAAGTCGGCTCTGTTGAAACCCAGGCTGGCGCAAATGTCAATCTCACGGGCGCTCAGGGAGATGGGCAAGTTGGCTCTGTCACGGTTAACGAAGGCGTTGGCGTGTATGTCACCGGCGTAGCGGCCATTGGGGTTGTTGGCACCGTTGAGATTACTGGCGACGGCGTTGTTTACGTTACGGGTGTTTCCGCTATCGGCATCGTCGGCAATGTTTTAATATGGGGTCTAATAGACGAGAATCAGACCCCGAATTGGGCGGCCATCAATGATGGCCAAACGGACGGCTGGACGCCTGTGGATGACGCCCAAACACCCGACTGGGAAGAAATCGCACAAGCAGCATAGAGGACTGAAAAATGACGATCAATTACACCACGCTGCTGGCACTGGCCAAGCCAGTTACCGGCACGGAAACCGGCCAATGGGGCGATGTAGTCAATGACCAGATTACATCGATGCTGGAGGACGCTGTGGCCAATGCAGCCACGTTTAGCGTCACCAGCGGCAACGTCACGCTGACAACGGCCAACGGCTCAACCAGTCAAGCGCGGATGGCCACGCTGATCATTACCGGCAGCCCAGGCACTACGCGCAACGTGATTGCGCCCAGTCAGGCCAAGATCTATGTGGTGATTAACCAGTCAAACGGCGCCGTCGTCATCAAAGGTGCCGCGACCACTGGCGTCACGGTCGGTGCTGGCCAGACGGCCCAGATTGCTTGGAACGGCTCTGACTTCGTGGAGATTGGAAATTACGTCCACGGCAATTTTGTCATCAACGGCAATCTCACGGTCAACGGCAACACGACCTTGGGCGATGCAGTTGGCGACACCCTGACGGTCAATGCCACGATCACGAGCAACCTGCTGTTCACCGACAACACCTACGACATCGGTGCCAGCGGCGCTACGCGTCCGCGCAACCTGTTCCTGGCCGGCAACGCCACAATGACCGGTACGCTGACCGTGGACAGCACGACCGATTCCAGCAGCACGACCACCGGCTCGATCCAGACGGACGGCGGCCTGGGCGTGGCCAAAGCCTTGTTTGTGGGCACCACTGCGAACATTGCAGGCGCCGTCACCCTCTCCGGCGGCACCGCAAATGGTGTTGCCTACCTCGACGGCAGCAAAGTCCTGACCACTGGGTCTGCGCTGACGTTTGATGGGACGAATTTTGGTGTTGGTGGAGCAGCGTCCACAAAACTGCATGTGCAGACGACAGGCGCAGATGTTGAAGTTCGTGCATCTACGTTCACGTCTGGCAATGTGCGGTTTGGCTTTGACGCGAGCGGCGCTGTCTACAACTGGATTCAGACAGAACGATCCAGTGGCGCGTTGCAGTTTGCCATTGGCAATGCCGAACAAATGCGCCTGACCAGCACAGGGCTGGGTATTGGGACGAGTTCGCCGACACAAAAGCTCACCGTGTCTGGAAACGGTGTTGTCAGCGGTTCAGTGACTGTGGGCCAAGCCGGAATTGGCGACTCGGTATTTCAGGTTTATAGCGCGTCTTATGGCGGCATGCGGATTGGGTACAACTCCACAGCCGTCAACTACATCGACAGTGGAACCCTAATTTTTCGCGACGCTGCGGGGAGTTCTACCTTTGCCACCCTCGACTCCTCCGGCAACCTCGGCCTGGGGGTGACGCCGAGTGCTTGGTATCCAGGTGTTTACACAGTGATGGATGTTGGTGCTGCGTCATCGTTTGGCGGCTTTGCCTCTGGCGCATCTGGCGATGAGTTGTCTTTCATGGCAACAAACACCTTCTTTAACAGCTCTAATAATCCGATTTATAAGGCAAGCGGATTAGCGTCAAATTACCGTCAGTTCAATGGCGTTCACCAATGGTTCAACGCACCATCAGGCACAGCAGGCAACGCCATCACCTTCACCCAGGCAATGACGCTGGATGCGAGTGGGAATTTGGCATTGGGCCGGACAAGCCAAATAGATGATGGTCAACTAAGTATTGAAACTGTTGGATCAAATAACTCACTGATTACAACAAACTGGAAAAATACTCAGTTTTTGTCCAAGATGTATTTTGCCAATGACTACTATCTTGGTGTTCGTGCAGATGCAGCAAATCGAGAAATTGCTTTAATTGCGAACTCAGGGGATGCAACTGCAAAGATTGCTTTTTATACGGGTGGGGCAGGGACGCCCACAGAACGCGCCCGCATCACGAGCGGGGGTGATTTGCTGGTTGGCGATACAGCGAACAGCGCAGGCGCTAGGCTGTATGTGAAAGGCTCTGGAGCCACCAGCGGCTCCGTGGCTATGGTGGTAAGGAATTCCACGCCAAGTGACTTGTTATATATCCGCAATGACGGGTACATGACGTTTGGCATTTCGCCCGCGATGACGCTGGATGCGAGTGGGAATTTGGGGGTGGGGACGACAAGCCCAGCAAACCGTCTTTCTGTTTCAGGAAGCACAGGAACAATTGCATCTTTCACCAATGGCGCAACGGCGGACTTTGCAATTATTTGCGGTTCCTCTATTACCAGCCTCAACGCGGGCGGCGCGAACATCCTTGCTTTCCAGACGGGCGGCACCGAACGCGCCCGCATCGACTCCAGCGGGCGTTTTGGTATCGGTTTTGACAGTCCAAATGCCCAGCTTGTTGTTTGCGGAACAGGCGCAAGACC